TGCGACAAAACTTTTGCTTTATATGAGTTGGCTTGGTATGTTAAACCTGAAAATAGGAACACAAGCGTTGGTTATAGGCTTTTAAGCGCGTATGTTTTGCACGCCAATAAGTTAAAAGATGAGGGCAGAATTAAATTGTTCACCATGAACAAAATGATTACTAGCCCTGATATTAAATATGAAAAGTTTGGGTTTGCTAAAATAGAAGAAAGTTGGATTCAATGATTAAATTTTTACTGCTTTTTATAATTTGGTTTACCTATACATTACCTGCCTTTGCGGTTGGTTCAATTATTGCTGGCGCATTATTGTTATCAGGTTTTGAAGCGATGGTTGTTGCCTTTGCAATCAATATGGTTGCATCAATGATTATTTCAAAAATCTTTGCGCCAAATTTACCCAATCAACAAACCGAACCTAATGTTGGCAACCGCCAGCAAGTTCCGCCAGCAGGCGACAATAAATTGCCTGTTGTTTATGGATCAGCATGGGTTGGCGGTATTATTACTGATATGTCAATTAGTGAAGACAACCAAGAATTATATTGGGTTATGGCGTTAAGCGAAGTTACCAATAGCGAAAATGGCAACACGCCCGATGTATTTACTTTTGGCGATGTTTATTGGGGCGGTAAAAAATGTGTGTTTAGCACAACGGCTGGCGAAACTTATAAGGTTACAGGGCTGTTAGATGAAAGCACAGGACTTACTCAAGATGTTGCAGGCTACATGGATATATATTTATATCGCAATGGTTCTTATAATCCAACTAATAGCACTTCAAGCGCAATAAGCATAATGCAAACAAGTGGGCTTGTTTACACTTGGGATAATACTAAGTTAATGTCAAATTGTGCATTTGCCATTGTGCATTTAAAATACAGTCAATCACGCAATCTAGTTTCATTAAATCAAACACGATTCCAAATAAACAATCCGCGTAATTCCGCAGGCGATTGCATCAAAGATTATTTAACTAGCGAACGATATGGTGCGGCAATAGATGTTGCAAACATTGATAATACAAGCATAACCGCTTTAAATACTTATTCAAATGCGTCTATAACTTACACGACATATACTGGTGGCACATCAACGCAACCAAGATTTAAGTTTAATGGAACAATAGATACTGCCGCAAAAATAATGAACAACATACAAGCAATGGCTGATTGTTGCGATTGTTTAATTCGTTATTCTGAAATTACATCGTTATGGGGTGTTATTGTTCAAAAGCCTACTAACACTATTGCTATGGATATAAACGACAGCAATATGGTTTCAGCAATTCAAATTAGCCCTATTGATTTATCAAATTCATTTAACATTATTGAAGTTAAATTTCCTGACAAAACTTCACAAGATAGTTTTAACAGCGCATCATTTGATTTGGCTGTTATAAACCCTGCATTGTTATTTCCTAATGAACCTGTAAATAAACAGTCTGTAAGCCTAGTTCTTTGCAATAATAATGTGCAAGCACAGTATTTAGCCAATCGCTTTTTAGAAGCGGCGCGTGAAGATTTACAAGTTCAAGTAGATATTGATTACACAGGCTTGCAACTTGATGCAGGCGACATTGTTACCGTTACCAATTCTAATTATGGATGGGTAGCAAAAGAATTTAGGATTGGCAAAGTAACGCAAAAATTTAATGATAGTGGTCAAGTTACAGCAACATTAAGTTTAATGGAATTTAACGGTGCTGTTTATGATGATGTAAATGTAACGCAATTTATTCCTGCACCAAACACAGGGATTGGTTCACCAATTACTTTTGGCGTAGTGCCGCCACCATACATTACAACCATTTTACCAAGTGCGGCTAATCCTGCATTTAGTGTAATGGTTACAAGTTCAACGGCAGGGATTACCCAATACGCAGAAGTTTGGTATTCAGCCTATCAATTTCCAACATCTGAACAACGCATATTTGCAGGCATAACTGAAGTCAATGCTAATGGCGACCCTTATGGGCAAGGCGTTTTAATGCCTGCCGTTCAATTATTTAATATCCCTGCTGGCAACTGGTATTTTTTCAGTCGCATGGTCAATAGTATTGCTTCAAGCAATTTTTCATTAGCATCAAGCGTGTTGCAATGGCGACCAGCAACATTTCAATACACAGAACAATACTTATCAATTGCTTATGCCACAAGCATTACAGGCACAGGATTTTCATTTGACCCACGCAATAAAACTTATTTTGGTTTATATAATCAAGCATCAAGCACGCCATCAAATACAGCAAGCGACTATAAATGGTATTTAGCCGACCCTGCTTTTGGCGCAAACATTTACTTGGCTTACATAAATTATTCAAACCGCAAGTTTGGATTTGATACGGATTTTGCCACATACGCAGGCGGAACAAGTGTAGCAGGTAGCGGTGGCGCATTTGTGCCAACAACAACAAGTCAGTTTGATTTTCGCATTTGGTCGGCATTGCCTGACGGCACAAATAGCATTGATTTAGATAGGGCAACAGGTCAAACAATTATTACAGGGATGCCATCGGCAAGTGCAGGGCAAATTGCTGTTCAAAACACGCCTGACGGACAACTTGTTGCATCATTAGCGGAATTTTTGACATTCCCTGACGGGGCTTCACAATTCACAAGTTCAGCCGCAACCATTACCGTTGATATTTATGGGCGAATTGTAGGATTTGCGCCGCCTGATAATTTTTATTTTAATCAACAAGCGTTTACAGCAACTAGCGGTCAAACTATATTTACACCAAATGCAAGGGTATCGGGTTATATAACAGGGCAAGATTTAATTTTTAAAAATGGGTTATTGCTTGATACAAGTGAATATACTGAAACAAGCACAACTTTTACTTTAAGCGTTGGTGCAACCGTAGGCGACATAATTACTTGCATTACTATGAGGGCAGTAGCGGCGGCTAATACTTACACCACAATCAATTTAACCGTTGCATCATCATCAACTAATACGGTTGTATGGGATAGCGCAACAATGCCTTGGCAGTTAATTGATGTAGGCGACAAGATTACCTTTGCTAATACAGGAACGCCAACACAATACACAGTAACAGGCGTTAATTACGCAACGCGCACCATTACATTTTCAACAAGCGTAACTGTTTCAGCAGGCGCAACTATTTATCAATATAGGGCTTCAGGTAGTTCATATCGTGTATTTAGCCGTTGGGCATTTGATTTAACAAATGCTGGGAATTACACGCCAACAACATGGAATGTGCATAGCGGATATGAATTGTTGTTTTTAAATGGAACAGTAGTTAATGAACAAGATTACGATATTTCAACTAATTCAATAACAAATTTTCCTGCAAATGCAACAGGAAAAATGACAATGATTCAATTTAGCGCAAACAACTTAACAACGCCAACAGGCACTATTTCTAATGTGGTTGCTTATGCGTCTAGTGGGGTGGTAATATATTCATTCAATTTTAATCCATTGTCATTTGCTTTATATATAAACGGGGCTTTAATGCGTCAAGGAATAGACTATACAATAGGCACTAACAATTACACATTAACAACAAACACAAATGGTTCAAGCATTATGCAACAACAAACATTTACATCGGTCGGTGCGGCATAGGGGATAAAATGACACAAGCATTTAATTTAGGTCAGTTAGCAAATTTTGTAAATACATCGGGGCAACTTAACGCATCAACTGGTTTATACAATACAACTTCGCTTGGATTTCCAACAGGAACGCGAATGTCTTTTAATCAAACAGCCGCACCAACAGGATGGACAAAAGATACAACAGCCGCAATCAATGATTCAATTTTGCGATTGGTAACAGGCACAGTTTCAAGTGGTGGTTCAACTGCATTTAGCACATGGAATAGTAGCGGAACAACAGGTTCTTATACTTTAACAACAGCAGATATTCCTAGCCATACGCATAACATTGGTCAGGCTAATAGGGGTTCTAATAGCCCAACAGCCCCTGACACTTATCCTGGTTCTACAAATTCAGTAGTTTCAGGCGCAACAGGCGGCGGTGGTTCACATAGCCATACACTTTCAAACAATATAAAATACTATGATTTTATTATTGCAATAAAAAATTAAATAAAATAAAAGGACAAGATAAAATGGCTAAAGATGCAAAAATAATTTGCCCAATGATGGGTGGAAATCCTTGTGTTGAAGATGGTTCAATAATAAATGGTGAATTAGTAGCGTGTCGTTTTTGGGTAACGGTTCAAGGAATGAACCCACAAACAGGGGAAATTGCAAATAATAATGATTGTTCATTTGCATGGCTACCTATATTGATGATTGAAAATAGCAAAGTAAATCGTGAAACAGGGGCGGCAGTTGAATCATTTAGAAATGAAATGGTTAAATCAAACGAAGTAAATACACAAGTTTTAATTGCAACAGCAAATAAAAATTTAATTGAGGGGTAGAAAATGCGAGTTACTATTATTCCAATAGACGGTGCGGTTTATGAAAATGGGTTGTGTTACTCAAATCTAGTTTGGGATGGAACGCCACCTAATGTTCATGCTTTGCAGTATTTTGATGACAATACTGGATGGATTGAATTTAATGATGGATTGCCTAATGAAGATATAACAGCCATTCCATTATGGGGGCAAAATGCTATGGCGGCTTGGACTGTTGCAAATACCCCAGTTCCACCGCCGCCGCCAACACCACCAACAGCAGACCAAAATAAAGCAACGGCAGTTAGTTTGTTACAACAAACAGATTGGACACAAATTCCAAGTGTTAGCGACCCTGCTTTAAGCAATCCATATTTGGCTAATAAATTGGCTTTTGACCAATACCGCAATTCTATTCGTCAATATGCGGTTTATCCTGTTGCGGGTGATTTAATTTGGGCAACAATACCACAGGAAGTTTGGCAAACTGTTTAATTAGTTATACAATGCTTTAACTTACAAGATAATATAAGACCGCATTCGGTGAGGGCATCGGTGCGTCATTACCTAGTAGGGGAAAAACATGGCAACAGCAACACTTTATTGGCTACATTTGCCAAATGAAACAAATATATTCACAGATGGTTATGTGGGTGTAACACCAAACTTTGAAAAGCGTATGCGCGAACATAAGCATCGTTTCAAATCAATATGGCATAAAGTGATTTATGAAAAAGTCATTATTGCTACAAATGAATACTGCTACCAAATAGAAAAAAAATTAAGACCATTGCGAAACATTGGTTGGAATATGGCTATTGGTGGCTTTCGTAACGGCACAATGCTTGGGCAAGATAATCCAAACTTTGGAAAATTTGGTGAATTAGCATCAAACTTTAAAGGTTGGTGGATTACGCCAATGGGTAAATTTTCAACCGCAGATGAAGCGGCAAGCGCAAATGGATTAAAACAATGCGATGTTATAAGGCGTTGCAAAGGGCGTTTTGCCAATAACAAGTTTTATCAGCCAAAAGATGGCTGGGCATTTAAGCCGAAAGCGTAGGGAAAAATCATCGCAGTCTTTAACAAAAACAGCATTACCCAAGTTAGTGGGTTTGACAACCCATGTATCACAGGCGAATTAGTCTATCAGCAAAAAACCTTTTGGAATTTAACGCTAACAGCCGAAGATGGTGTTTCCCCTGTTAGTTTAACTGGCGCAACCATAGACGCGCAAATTATCCGCAGAACCTTAACTAATGTGCAAGATTCCCGTTATGGGCTTTCATTTGACATTGGCGATTACACACCAACCCCAACAGCAATTCCGCTAACCATAGCCAACCGTAATGACACGGCTGGTTCGTTTACTTTAATCATTGATGACACATCATGGCTAGCCGTTGCAAGCGACCAAAGCCTTGCCATTGATAGCGTAAACGGTGCAGGCTTTTCAGGTCGCATTAAAATTAGTTTCCCATCAAGCGGCGGCGGTTCAATTCCTGCCGAAGATAACATTATCTTTTTACTATTCATTGTGCGTTCAGACGCAATCGTTAAAGTGTAGGGGGGCTTATGGCAACATTTAATGTCCAAACCGTTCCTAGCAACACCAATGTAACGGTTCAAGACGCAAACAACCTATCCGTCAATGTATCAGGTGGCAATAACATCAATCTTGAAGTTATACCCACACCAAATCAGATTGTTCAAATCAATCGTGGGGTTGCAGGGCGCGATGGTGGGGATTTTATAGGCGGTTATCCCGTAGTTATGTCAAATGTTCAATATCGCGATGTTGTTATGTTTGGCACTAACCAATGGAATAATGTAAATCAAACTGAAATAAGCGATGGCGGCAATTTTTAATTAAGGAATTATCATGGCAAATACAATACGAATTAAACGCAGGGCAAGTAGTGGTGGCGCAGGCGCACCAACAACATTGGAAAATGCGGAATTAGCATTTAACGAAGCAAGTAATATACTTTATTACGGAACAGGCACAGGTGGTTCAGGCGGTTCAGCAACATCAGTTATCGCTATTGCAGGTAATGGTGCGTTTGTAGATACATCAACAACACAAACCGTTGGCGGCACTAAAACATTTAGCAACACCATTACAGGTTCAGTTAGTGGCAATGCAGGCACAGCAACAGCCTTGCAAACAGCACGCACAATCGCTTTAACAGGCGATGCAACTGCTTCAGGCACATTTGATGGAACGGCTAATTATAGCGAAGCCTTGACACTTGCAACAGTTAATAGCAATGTTGGCACATTCTTAAAAACAACTGTTAATGCTAAAGGTCTTGTTACTGCGGCAACTTCAGCAAACATCAATGATTTAACAGCACCAACGGCTGATTATGGTTTTGGCGGCTTTAAAATTACAGGTCTTGCCGACCCCGTATCAGCGCAAGACGCGGCAACGAAACAGTATGTTGATAGCGTTGCACAAGGTTTAGACCCTAAAGCATCATGCGTTGCGGCTACAACTGCAAACATTACCTTGTCAGGCACACAAACCATTGATGGCGTTGCTGTTGTTGTAGGCGATAGGGTGTTAGTTAAAAATCAAACATTGCCACAAAACAATGGTATTTATTTGGTTGCGGCAAGCACATGGTCGCGTTCATTAGATATGGATGCTTGGGCTGAAGTGCCAAATGCGTTTACATTTATTGAAGATGGCACAACGCAAGCGGACACAGGTTGGGTAACAACTGCAAGCGCAGGCGGCACGCTAGGCACAACACCAATCCCATTTGTTCAGTTTAGTGGCGCAGGAACATACACCGCAGGCACAGGTTTAACGCTAACAGGTGGTGAATTTAGCATTACCAATACATCCGTTACCGCAGGCGCATTTGGTTCTGCAAGCAACACATTATCAGCAACCGTAAATGCCCAAGGTCAATTAACCGCCTTATCAGCACAAGCGATTGCTATTGCTAACACGCAAGTTAGTGGTCTTGGCACTATGTCCACGCAAGCGGCAAGCAATGTGGCAATTACAGGCGGTTCAATTATTAACCTAACTACCTTTGATGGCATTACTATTGACGGCGGCACATTCTAATTTTTTAACCCTGCTATATAGCAAATAAAGGGATGCCAAATGGCTAATACGATAAAACCAAAACGCAGTAATACCGCAAGCAAAGTGCCTAACACATCCGAATTAGTTTCGGGTGAATTAGGCGTAAACATGGCAGACCGAAAGGTTTACATCAATAACGGAACATCCGTTGTTCAAGTCGGGGCTGGCGTTTTGTCAGCCCTTGGCGATGTAACTATAACTTCACCAACAAATGGTCAAAGCCTGTCTTGGAATGGCACAGCATGGGTTAATTCTGCTGGCGGAACTGGAACGGTTACAAGCGTTGCCACAGGAACAGGATTATCAGGTGGCCCAATAACAGCAAGTGGTACTATTTCACTGGCTAATACAGCCGTTACCGCAGGTTCTTATACCAACACAAACATTACCGTTGATGCACAAGGGCGCATTACGGCGGCGGCAAGTGGTTCAGGTGGTGGGGTTACATCGGTTACAGGCACAGCACCCGTTGTTTCAAGCGGTGGCACGACCCCTGCAATAAGTATGGCGGCGGCAACTGCATCGGTTAATGGGTATATGACTAGCACTTATGCAAGTAAACTTGATGGCATAGCGGCTGGCGCGACTAATGTAACCAATACCAACCAACTAACTAACGGTGCTGGTTTTATTACAAGTTCAGGAACATCTGCGGCTTGTAGTGGTAACGCGGCAAGTGCATCATCTGTTGCCGCATCAGGCATTACAGGTCAAACAGGGATGTGGACAAGTGCCGCAAGACCAGGGGCTTATCGTTTATATCGTAATGATAGTAATGACCCTTATAATATCCAAACAACTTGGAGTGCGGATGTAAGTGGATATTGGTCTTTGCGTGGATATTATAATGATACCTATCATGCCCCTTGTTATGTTGGATATGCTGGATATGCAAACACAGCAGGTTCAGCACCAGCCAATGGTGGAACATCTGCGGCTTGTTCAGGTAATGCCGCAACAGTTACAACTAATGCAAATTTAACTGGCGATGTTACATCGGTTGGTAATTCAACAACATTATCAGCAAGTGGTGTTACCGCAGGTTCATACACTTATTCAAGCATTACCGTTGATGCAAAAGGTCGTTTAACAGCCGCATCAAATGGCGCAAGCCCAAGCGCGTTTCCTGCTGGCACAGCAATGTTATTTATACAAACAGCCGCGCCAACGGGTTGGACTAAATCAACAACGCATGACAATAAAGCATTAAGGATTGTTAGCGGAACGGCAGGTTCAGGCGGTTCAGTAGCGTTTACCACAGCGTTTGCAAGCCAATCAGTTACGGGTAGCGTGGCGGCAACGGCGGCGGCAACGGCAACCAACCAAGCAACAACCGCAGGCGGTAGCGTAGGCGCAACTTCTGCCGCAACAGCAACTAACCAAGCAACAACAGCAGGCGGTTCTGTTGGGGCAACAGGTTCAACAACGGCAACAGGTAGTGTTAGCGGTTCATTTACAGCGAGTGCAACAACATTAGCAACAACACAAATTCCTAGCCACACTCATAACATTGGTCAGGCTAATAGGGGTTCTGACAGCCCAACAGCACCACAAAGTTATCCTGGTTCTACAAGCCAAGTTGTTTCAGGTGGCACAGGCGGCGGCACATCGCATACTCACACTATTTCAGGTTCACCATCATTTACTGGAACGGCGCATACACATACAGGCGGTGCGTTTACAGGCGCAAGCCACAACCATACACAAGACGCACATAGCCACACTTCAGGTGCGTTTACAGGCACAAGCCATAACCATACACAAGATGCCCACAGTCACACTTCAGGCGCATTTACAGGTAACGCAATCAATTTAGCGGTAAGTTATGTTGATGCAATCATAGCAACCAAAGACTAGGATTATCATGGACACCCAATCATTACTTAACCTTTTATTTTCATCCGCAGGGTTAATCCTTGGTTGGTTTTTGCGCGAATTGTGGGCGGCTGTTAAAGAATTAAAAAGCGATCTTGCTAAGTTGCGTGAAGAATTGCCAAAAGAATATGTAACTAAAAATGATTATCGTGAAGATGTAAAAGAATTAAAAGATATGATTTCAAAGTTGTTTGACATATTAGAAAACCGTAGAGGAATTTTAAAATGAAGCAATTTTTAGTTTTAATTGTTGGTTGTTTATTAACATACAATTTAGCGTATGCCGATGAAACAACAATAAATTACAGAGGGCAACCAGTATCAAGCGCAATTGCACCATCCATGTCAGCCTTTAGCCAAGATGTTTGTGGCATTGGTGTAAGTGGTGCGGTCAATGGCGGTGTTTTTTCTGTTGCAGGCGGCACAATGATTACGGATAATAATTGCGTAAGGTTGCGATGGGCAAAATTTTTAAGCGATAGTGGTTTAAAAGTTGCGGCCGTATCATTGGCTTGTGCGGCAACCCATGAAAATTGGGTGGCTATGGAAATGTCCGGATCGCCATGCCCGATTGGTGGTGCTATTGGCGATGCGGCTAGAAAGGCTTGGTATGATTTACACCCCGAATGGTTTGCTGAAATTTATGGTAAGGATTTTGTCCTTATTACCCCTTTGCCTAATTCTAGGGAGTAATTATGCTCAAGCGTATTGTTATGCAACTGCGTGGGAAAATAATCGCCCCGTTTATACAAGCCTTGGTGTTGCACAAGGAACAACTATTGAAGCGTGTCAGCAATTGGCGTGTCAGTATTACCCAAGCATCCCTGAATGTGGGCAACCTGTTCAACCGGCTTGTTCAGATCGCGTTGAATTTCAAAGTTTGGCTTGCCAACCTAACCATAGTGGCGCAATCAATCAAAGCCGCACTTATCAATGCCAAAGTCAAACTTATACGGATTGGGCAACAACTTCTAATAATTGCACGCCGAATCCGCCAACTTGTAATTACAGCGCGATTACCGAAGAAAGGCAAAGTTGTGGGGATAACCAAATCGGCTCGGTTACATTTAAAAGGGAACAAAACTGTTCAGATCCATACGGCGAACCAGTTGATTCAGGATGGTTTGAAATATCAAGATCATGCCAAGCCGCCCCTGCAACCTGCCAAGCCAAAATTGAAGAAAGGTCGTTAGCGTGTCAGGATGGCTATGTTGGTTCAATATCGCAACAGCAAATAACAACTTGCGCGACACCATACAGTCAACCAACAGTAAATCCTTGGGTGGAAACGGCAAACACTTGCACAAAGAGTGCAACGAATCCAACCAACATGGCAAGCCCTGTAAATCCTGTCAGCCCAATAAGTGCGCCGCCTGCACCACCGCCGCCACCGCCACAGGAAGAACCGCCGCCACCGGCAGAAGCACAGCCACAGGAAGCCGCACCGCAGGCATCAACGCCAAGTGCGCCTGTTGCAACAACAACACAAGACACAACCACGCAAACAACAGCACCATCAACCCAAGTTCCGGCAGGCAAAACATTAGTTCCGGGCTTTGGGATCGTGTTAAGTTTGGAAATTTTAAACAAGCCAATGCAAGTTCAGCAAATTCAATTGAACGATGCACTAGCCTATCAACAGGAATTGCCTTATGACATCAAACAAAGCCAAGGAATCTTACTTGAATTACTCACCGAAAACACTATTGTTAGTGATTTTTGGGGTATTAGCACCGATAAGTGGAACGATCTATATCGGTATAACAACTTACAACCGAGTTATAGCGGCGACTGAAGCCATTGAATCATCCAAGCCTTATGATGATGCTGAATTAAAGGCTGAAGTTAATGCTTTAAAAGTGCAATTATCAGCACAACAATCATCGGTAAATACCGTTAAGGACAGCATGGTTACAACATCTAATCAACTTGTTTCCATGCAAGAAAAAGTGTCAAACGCTATTGGAACGGCCAATGAAGCCAAGGCTATTACTAACGGCAATGTGCGTGAAACAGCCGCATCCTTGCTTGGCGTGCGTGAGGAAATGAAAGCCACACGCGATAGCATAGAAGCGCAACTTAAAGCCCTTAAACGGGCAACATCAAATCCATTGGGGAATTAAAATGCTTTCAATTATTTCAGGTTTATTAGGAATTGGTTCATCGGCATTGCCTAGCCTATTAGGGTTTTTTCAGCAAAAGGGCGATCAAAAGCATGAAATGGCTATGGCTAGATTGCAGGCAGAACGCGAAACCGCAATGGCGGCCGCCGGTTTTGCATCGCAGGAAAAGATTGAAGCAATCAAGTTAGATGAAATTGAAATGCAAACTTATGCACAGGAACGCGAAGCCCTGTATGCCCATGACATGAAAATTATGGATAAAGCATCGCAATCCGTTGTTGATCTTAACGGCAAGGTGCGCCCTTATATTGCATTTACTTTTGTTGGCTTGCTAGTGTTTGTTGATTTAGCAGGCTTGGCTTGGGCAATCTATACAGGCGTTGAATTTACAACAGCAATGGGCTTAGTATTTTCTGACGATGAAATGGCTATTGTTTCAAGCATAATTGGTTTTTACTTTGGTTCACGCCAATGGGAAAAGCATCGTGAAAGTAAGTAAAGAATTGATTAAAATGTTAAAGCACCATGAGGGCGTTAGATATAAACCATATCAATGCCCTGCAAGGCTTTGGACAATAGGGGTTGGCCATGTTATGTATGTTGAACAGGCAAAGATCCCATCAAGCATAGATGGTATGGCACAGCGTAAAGCGTGGCCATTAAGATTACAAGACAATCGCAAATGGAGTGAACAGGAAATTGACGAATTATTGGCTAAGGATGTCGCCCGATTTGAACGAGGGGTTGCCCGTTATTTACCTATACACCTTTCACAGAATGAATTTGATGCTATGGTTAGTTTTAGTTTTAACCTTGGTCTTGGGGTATTACAGCGTTCAACCATCCGTCAGGCGTTGTTGCGCGGCGATAAAGTTACGGCTATACAAAGCCTGCTTAAATATAATAAAGCAGGTGGTAAGGTCTTAAAAGGCTTGGATAATAGGCGTAAGGATGAAGCGGCGTTATTTAACCGATAACAATGTAATTGGGGCAATTATCGCCACCGCGCCAAAATTCAGACCATGCTTGATGGTTGCTTGCTGGCATTACATAGCGTTTGCATTGTTCCCTGTAAGCGCACACCATTGATCCATCGGGGGCTTGGCCAGCACATTTGGCTAAATCCTTGTTGCGAAATATAGCATCGTATTTATCGGCATAAGTGTTGCTAAACTTGCTAACAATAGCGTCGCCAGTTATATCGTTTTTACTCATAAAATCCTGCAATTTAATTTTCTTAAAATAGCGTTGATTAAAGCCATTGGGATAATCAATAAAAACCACCACAGACTGCCGTTATAAACAAGCGCACCAATTATTGAATTACCCAATACATCAATAAAAGTATAATCTTTGGCGGTTAAATAGTTAAGTAGTTTTTTCATTTTGTTTCCTTTGCATTATTTTTACAGCCAAAACACCCATCATCAATAATTGGTTGTTTTGAGTATTGGCAATCGCGCGTAAAAATATAATCCCATGATGTTTTGCCATCGCTATGAAACACCTTTTCATGCTGACAACGATTAGGCACTAAATTGCCATGACATCCATTCATAATTTTTTTGCCTTTATGATTGCTTTGTTCCTAGCATCAACACAGTTTTTGCATAAAATCCGATTACCAACTTTTTTAATTGCCGGCATTTTTTGGCATGACATACAAAGTTTGGTCATAATGTTGATGCTTTTTTAACAATTGTCCAGCCATCATAATCATAAGAACGAAAGTATTTACCCGACCATAATACATGAATTGCTAACGAATCGTTTGTCCAGCAACCCATTGTTGTTTCCGATGTATTGCTTAGAACATAGGCAATCATTGATTTTTTGTTAGCGCATAATTCATCGGTCAAAACAATTTTATTACCATCTTGGTTTAAACACCACATGATTGCTTCAGAGTGCGCCGTTATTGAAAACAATGCCAACAATAATGCTGATAATTTAATCATAAACTTGCCCCAATATAAGTTGCTTTGCTGTCTTTAAATTGAAGCGTTACAGCACATGGCGACCCTTTTCCAAGGTTAAACAGTTTCCACATACCAAAAGACATTGAAAGAATTAACACAAGAAACAACACAGCCACCACAACAGCCTTATCGTTATCCCTTGGGCAATCACAACGCCCTTGGTTACAGTCAGTTTTATTGCATGTCATCGCATTCCCCTTGATTAAGTTTAGCGATTTTTAAACCTGCGTTATACCCAATGTCAAACCAAGCATTTTCAAGGTCGCGCTGGTTTGCTTTTTGGAATTCCATGCCGCGTGTAAATGCGCGTTCAATCGTTTCATCAAACTGTTCGTCAGTTATATACATATAGTTTCCTTAAAGCCCCGTAGGGCTGTTAGTTAGAACGGTATTATTAAAACGGAATATCCGATTCAATATCTTCAATTGGTTTTTCAGAAACCGAACCCGATTTGCTATAAGGCTTTTGATTTTCCTTTGGCATAGGTTCTTTCATCATTAGCCAACCATCAAAGTTAATTGGTAGGCTTTCAAGATGGATTGCTTGACCGCCCGATTTTGTGTCCATAACCACACCGCAACGAATCCAACGGGTTTTATCGTTTCCATCTTTGTCTTTATAAGTTTCGCCA